CGCTATTGAAAGTGGTCTGCGTTCTGAAATCACAGAAGATTTTATCGCTGGTCTCCGTAATCTGTTTGCAGAAAACTATATCAATGTTCCAGAAGATAAAGTTGATTTGGTAGAAGAGTTGGCCGCTAAGGTAGAAGAACTCGAAACTAAACTCAATGAAGAAATCGAAACAAACATTGAATATAAAAAGGCTTTGACTGAAGCAATTAAAGATCAATTGACAGTAGAAGTATGTGAAGGTTTGACCGCAACTCAAGTTGAAAAAATCAAAGCACTTGCAGAAAGTGTAGACTTTTCCACAGAGGAAGAGTTCGTAGAGAAACTTGAAACATTGCGTGAAAACTATTTCCCATCTGGTATCCAGAAAGCGAAAGTCTCACATCTTCAAGAGCAATTTGAAGAGACTGAAGAGAAAAAAGTGATCAACGATCCGTTTATTTCCGCAGTTTCACAAGCGATTTCAAAAACAAAAATTTAAAATAAACAAGGAGATATAAATGTATTTATCCGAAGAAAATCAAGCAAAGTGGGACTCGGTGATTAATCACCCTGACCTGCCTGCTATTAAAGATCCATATCGTAAAGCAGTTACCGCAGTTATCTTGGAAAACCAGTTGACAGAAATGCGTAAAGAAGCAGGCATTTTGCACGAAACAGGTTCGCCAACTAACTTTGCTGGTACAGGTGGTTTCGGTGGCGGTGCTGCTGCTGCTGGCCCAGTTGCTGGTTTCGATCCAATCCTTATCAGTTTGGTTCGCCGTTCGTTGCCTAACTTGATCGCTTATGACATTTGCGGCGTTCAACCAATGACTGGTCCTACCGGTTTGATCTTTGCAATGCGTACTAAGTATGCTTCAATGACTGGTGCTAATGAAGCATTCTATGACGAAGCAAACACCAACTTTTCTGGTGCTAACGGTGCTATTGCAACTGGTTCGATGACTATTTCTGCTAACGGTACTGACGTTCTGTTAGGTAACGCATCACCAGGTGCAGCAATGACAACTGGTTCTGCTGAAGCATTAGGTGACGGCGCTATTGGTAACACATTCCAAGAAATGGCATTCTCGATTGAGAAAGTTACTGTTACTGCTAAAACCCGTGCTCTGAAAGCAGAATACTCGATGGAATTGGCACAAGACTTGAAAGCAGTTCATGGTCTTGACGCTGAAACTGAATTAGCAAACATTCTGTCTGCTGAAATTCTTGCTGAAATTAACCGTGAAGTTATTCGCACGATTTACTACGTTTCGAAGCGTGGCGCACAAGCAGGTACAACCACTAAAGGCGTGTTCAACCTGGATACAGATTCGAACGGTCGTTGGATGGTTGAAAAAATCAAAGGTTTGGCATTCCAAATCGAACGTGAAGCAAATCAAATTGCTAAGACAACCCGTCGTGGCAAAGGTAATGTGATGATCTGCTCGTCAGACGTTGCATCTGCCCTAGCAATGGCTGGTATTCTTGACTATCAATCCGCTTTACAAGGTCAAGTATCGTTGACAGTTGATGACACTGGCAATACATTTGCTGGTACAATCTTCGGTCGTATCAAAGTGTACATCGATCCATATGCACAAACTGGCTCTACTGCTGAATTTGCAGTTGTTGGTTACAAAGGTACGAATGCTTATGATGCAGGTTTGTTCTACTGCCCATACGTTCCTCTGCAAATGGTTCGTGCTGTTGATACTGGTACATTCCAACCTAAGATCGGCTTCAAGACTCGTTACGGCATGGTTGCAAACCCATTTGCCGAAGGTACTGGTCAAGGTCTAGGTCGTATCAGTGTAACTGGCGTAAACAACTACTATCGCTCGTTCGGTATCACTAACTTGATGTAATCAAAACCACCACTAAGAGTGGGTTTAGAGAGACACCTTCGGGTGTCTCTTTTTTTGGCATATAAATACACATATGACAGTCTTAAATAGAAATCCATCCAATCCAAATATGCTTCAGGGGAATAAGTTCACATTGAACTTTTCCAGAGCACCTAATCTACAATACTTTTGTCAGACAGTAACATTACCTGGCATCTCAACATCTGAGATACCAGTAACCAATCCATTTGTTGAACTATATGCTCCAGGTGAGAAGGCAATCTATGATACTCTGAACGTTACCTTTATGGTAGATCAAGAGATGAAAGGTTGGTTAGAGATACATGATTGGATTCGTGCTCTGACGTTTCCAAAAGAATACGAAGAGTACCAAAATTTAGGTAAGTTGAATCAATTTGCTACAGCAGCAAGTTCAAGAGCACCTCAGTACGCAGACGGTTCAATAACTATTCTTTCTGCATCCAATAAACCATATTTCAAATTTAACTTTGTTGATTTATTTCCAATTGCTATCGGTGGTTTTGTTATGTCATCTACCGATACTCCAGAGAGTATTATTACCTCTGATGCCACATTCAGATTTACCTATTTTGATGTTGAAAAATTGATTTAAATGTGATATACTCCTAAAGAGGAGATAAACCATGAGCAAACTTGATGATGTATTAAAAATGTGGGCAGACGATTCTAACATAGATCGTACTGAACCAGGTAAAGCACTAATAGATATTCCCAAACTTCATAGTAAGTATCTTAACATACTTTCACAACACCGTCTACTGGTGAAAGATGCTGAGTTCAAATATAACCGCATGAAGAAACTCAAGTGGGAATATTACACAGGCAAATTAGATGATGATGACTTGAAGAAGTATGGTTGGGAACCATTTCCATTCACCCTCAAATCCGACATCACTACATACTTAGATGCAGATGAGGATATCAATAAGTATCTAGCAAATAAAATGCTGAATGAAGAAGTTGTTGATGTTTGTAATGCCATATTAAAAGAACTGAACTCTAGGACATTCCAACTTAGATCGTTCATTGACTGGGAAAAGTTTATACAAGGTGTCTGATCTCGTTTTATATAAGCAGAATGAAGCATTCATTCGATTTGCATGTGACAAAGGCATAGCACAAGAACTTGCCGACTATTTTACATTCTATGTTCCTGGTTATCAGTTTATGCCAGCATACAAGAATCGACTTTGGGATGGCAAAATAAGACTTGCTGACCTTCGTTCAACAACAATATACCATGGCCTTGTTCCATACATAGAAAAGTTTTGCACTGAAAGAGATTATAAGTTAGAGATTGATTCAGCAATTAATTCTACTACAGATTTCTCAGTGGTAGAGGCAAAAGAGTTCATCGATACATTAAAATTACCTCATGAAGTTCGTGACTATCAAATGAAAGCGTTCATTCAAGCGATTAGAAATAAGAGAATGCTTCTGCTTTCACCTACCGCATCAGGTAAATCTTTAATACAGTACATCATTCTAAGGTATATACAACGCAAACACAAAAAAGGTTTGTTGATTGTTCCTACCACATCATTGGTAGAACAAATGTATAAAGACTTTGAGGATTATGGTTATGATTCAGAAAAATATTGTCATAGACAATACTCAGGTAAAGATAAGACCACTGAGAAGTTTTTGACTATCACGACATGGCAATCAATCTATAAAAATCCACCAGAATACTTTGAGCAGTTTGATTTTGTTCTTGGTGATGAAGCACATCAGTTCAAAGCAAAGTCATTGACAACCATCATGACTGGTCTGACTAAAGCAAAGTATCGAATTGGTTGTACAGGTACTATTGATGGTACAAATACGCATCGATTGGTGCTAGAAGGTTTGTTTGGACCAGTGTTTCAATCAACTACCACTGCTGAACTGATTGAGAAGAAACAGTTAGCAGACTTTAAAATTAAAGCATTGGTACTCAAGTATCCAGAAGAAGTCTGTAAAGCATCACGTGGTTGGGACTATCAGAATGAGATAGAATATATAGTAAAGAGTCAGTATCGAAATGAATTTATTCGTAACTTGGTGTTGTCATTAGAAGGTAACTCACTTGTATTGTTCCAATTAGTTGAGAGACATGGTAAAGAATTACATAAAATTATTAAAGAGAAGGCTGGTGATCGCCACGTTTTCTTTGTGTATGGTGGAACAGACGTTGAAGTCCGTGAGCAAGTTCGTGAGATTACAGAAACACAAAATGATGCAATCATCGTTGCCTCTTACGGCACTTTTAGTACCGGCATCAATATACGCCATTTGCATAATGTCGTATTTGCTTCTCCAAGCAAATCAAGAGTAAGAAATTTACAGTCCATTGGTCGTGGTCTTAGAATAGGTGAGAACAAAACTGAGGCAGTTCTATATGATATCGTAGATGATTTTCGTGTAGGTAAGCATGTGAATTTTACCCTAAAGCATTTTGCTGAGAGGTTAAAGATTTATGATGAAGAGAAATTCAAATACAAGATGTATAACATAGAGGTCAAGAATGCATAATGTAAAAATTATAAGAATGCAGACTGGTGAAGATATTATGGCATCTATGATAGGCGAAGAACAAGCGGAAACAGTTCTTCTTGAAGATCCAATGAGACTAATCTTTCGCCGTATGCCTACAGGTCAAACTGTAATGATGATGATGCCGTGGTTACCTGTAGAACTAATCAAAGATAATAGTGCATTGGTATATAACTCAGATATTATTACTATTGTTGATCCTAAAGAATCAATGGTAGAATATTATGAAAATCTTGTAATCAAAACCATGCTTGAGATGGAAAAGTCAGAAGATATGATTGCAGGACTTTTGAAAGATCAAGCAGGTGAAGGTGATGCTGAAGATGAAGAAGAATATAGCATGGAAGAC